ATGATGGAGACGATTGCGTAAGAATAATGGAAAGGAAAGTTCTCTGCAAACTGAATATGTTAGAACAATTCTATCATGAATGCGGTTTCAGGATCGAAGTCGAGAAACCGGTGTACAAAATGGAACATATAGATTTTTGTCAGTGTCGCCCCGTTGAGATTCAACGTGGTGAGTACCTAATGGTCAGGAACCCAAAGGTCACACTCTCAAAAGACTCCATATCTCTTAAACCACTCAACACACCCCTGCTGGGCAGGAGGTGGCTGAAGTCGGTGGGAGAAGGAGGGAAAATCTTATGTTCAGGTGTGCCGGTTATGCAAGACTATTACTCATGCATGCTGCGTAACGCTGGTGATGTTAAAGCACTTGTAGATCCGACACTTGAAGGCGGTCTTTTCAGATTGTCTAAAGGAATGGACCTTAGGAGCAACATCATCTCGGATACATGTAGAGTATCTTTCTGGGAAGCTTTCGGCATTACACCGAGCGACCAACGTGTACTTGAAGCTTACTATTCCACACACTCCTTCTCACAGGCAGGAACAGAAAGTATGCGATTCGCATACCTTCCGGTTCCGTTGTGAGGGGGTTCGAGAAGGAAAACTCGACAAACCCGTCAACTGACGTATAAGCATGGGGTCTATACCAGAAATGCCCAAAACTCCAAGAGTGCTAAACAGAACGCCAAGAGACTGCACGGAGCACCCATTAGGGAGGTATAGATGCACAGTCCCGGTATAGTCTAACGGTATCCCATACAATGACTAGGAAAAGTAACAAGAAACTCGCCAGCCTCGAAAAGAAGCTGGCCTCACTACAAGTGACCCAAAAACAGAAGAAGAAACCTCAACAACCCAAAAAGAAACCGACGCCATTTCAGGACGTTGGAGCTACCCTTGGACGATCAGTTGGAAGCATGTTTGGAAACGCAGGGATCGGATCCGGAATTGGACGATGGCTCGGACAGGGCATTGGTTCTATATTTGGATCTGGTGATTACACCCTGGCTGGTCCTAAACCTGACTATAACGTCCTGGTTAATGGTTCGCAAATACCTCAATTTTCTACAACCCACTCAACCAATATCATCTGCCACAGAGAATACCTGGGTGACATTACTGGCACTAGTGCCTTTAATAACACTGCTTATCCTCTTAATCCCGGTATGTTCCAAACGTTTCCGTGGTTATCTACCGTCGCTCAGAACTTCCAGGAATACCGATTCCATGGTGTAACGTTCGAGTTTAGGTCTTTGATCACAGATTACGTAACCAACGGAGCACCAGGTGTGGTGGTGATGTCCACCAACTACAATGCTGACGTACCTACGTACATGACCAAACAGCAGATGGAGAACGCAGAGTACGCGGTTTCTGTGAAACCAACGCGTGACCTGATGCATGGAATTGAGTGTGCTATTGACCAGACCATCTTACCACATCGTTACGTGAGAACGGGAAGTGTTCCTGCTGGACAGGACCTCCGTCTCTACGATTACGGTAACTTCCAATTTGCAACACAATCCAACCCGACCTCCGATCTCGGAGAACTATGGGTGTCGTATTGCGTTGAGTTTATGAAACCAGTCCTACCCACAACCGATGGTGGTACTGTCCAGTCTGTACACTTCAACCGCTCTGGTGGCTCAGGTACCAATCCTCTTGGTACTGCGACTGTCACCACCAGTGGTTCTTTGGCAACAACAATCGGAGCAACAAATGCTCTGTGGACAGCAACACCAAATTCCCAGTACCTAATCACAATTGATTGGGCTGGAACCAACGCCACCATATCATTCCCCGGATTCACGTTCTCCTCCAATTTCACCCTGGTGAAGCTGTGGAGCAACAATACCTCACAGTTCGGTGATGGGTACGGTGGCGGGCTAAGTACAGGAACGTGCTCAGTACAATTTATCGTGAAGGAGAATGCTGGCATTCTCGCTTCAGGGTTCTTTGCTATTGGATCAACCGGTACTTTACCAACCTCGTCAGCTGTGGATATTTATATCACACAGCTAGACAATTCTGTTAACATTTAAGTGAGAAAGGATAGCGCGGTAATGCTAAGTAGCTTCAGGATACTTAGAAGTACCAAAACCACTTTGTATGTGGATCCTCGCGTACACGGGCTGCCGGAGCAGAAACCCAGCAATGGGCAGGTTGCACCTTTACAGCACCTCGTCGAAGCACCAAACATATCGGACAAAACATTGATTAAAACCCATAAAATACGAGCCGAGAAAAATATATAATAAAAGCTTAGATCAGGAGAACTGAAAGTCGTGTTACCGATGTAAGAGTAACAGGTTACCCACCTAAAAGGGAGTGGTAGTTGGCCGAACCAGGTCAACAAACCCGAAGAGGATAAAGAACACCACCATTAGCTAACATCAGGAGTGAAACGTAAGCTAGATGCGATTAGTATGTCTTCATCGGATTCCATAAGTCATAGAAGCAAAGCAGCAACTGTTATGTCGGACTATGATGCGCGAAGCATTGTAGGTACCGGAATGGAAGCTGTGGAGCGGAGGGCGACTTAGGACCAACGAACATCATTG